TACCAGAAGACTTTTCACCGTTCATAGAACGACCTGACACAGAGTGTCATCATAAATTTCGAACAAAAGACGAAAGGTTCCTGTCACTATTAACTCTGTCAATCAAATCACGTGTATATGGTGTCGTTGAACAGATATAGGAAGGTAAATAATCGAGATCCTTACGCTTAAAATCAACATCGTCGACATATCTTATTGAGTAATCCAAGACGTCTCGATGAATGAAAGGCAATAATAGATCACAATCCAAGGTCTGAATTGTTGTTAATGAATCTAAATAATTCTCATATAAAATTTGAACTTCAACAGGTATGCCATATTTTTCAGCAACTAAAATGCGAGTTTGCATACCAATGGTAATCTTTGAAAATGAGGGATTTCGAGTGATATATTCAATCATTGATTGTGTTCTTTCTCTTTCATAAGTGTTTTGGTCATTAAATAGAAAATATGAGTCTTGAGTAACACGAAGACCATATTCAGCCAAACTACGCAAAATTGGACAACCAGGGTAAGAATACAATAATGAGAAAGATTTAGCTTTCAACAGTTCTTTAAGTTTCTTTGGTTTACTACGACTGTATCGACGTGTAGTCCAACCAAAACCGAGAAGAGTACTAATCGGATCGGTAATATTGTGTAAGTCCTCTTCATTGAAAACAATGCCACAAAAACTCGCCGTAGCCAAATCTTTGTGCCACTCGATTTTAATTGTGAATCCTAATTCAGCATAATCAGAAATAGTGGGAACATTGTTCTTGTTGAGGAATCGGAAAATACCATCATCACCCTCAACAAAACCTCTAGGCGGTTTCAAGCCTCTCTCATCACAAATGAAGAGCATAATAATCAAATTTGAAAACCCATTACCAAGCGAAGTATTCATTTCTCCAGACATCCTGGTAGCTTCGATTTTCAAAACAAAATAGTAAAAATTGCAATAATTGAGTCCAAGCATGCTTCTAATAAAAGTATCACGAAAGAAACCAGCTTGGGGTAAATACTGTATCATGTACTCATACATGACACATTCAATAGACTTCATTATTTGATTTTTGAAATGTCCTTCAAAAGACGTAAAATCAGTAGCAGCATAAAAAGCATCAGAAGTATAAAGTTCCATTATCTTAGCAGGACGCTCAGAAACAGGAACCTTCTTAATGAAGTAACTATTATAATCGTTATCACTATATAAAGTTGTATAAATTTCATTTTCAATAAGTTTAATTATAGGTGCAACCATGATCTTGAATACATCCTCACGAGAATAGATACCACGTGAATGCTTGTATTCATCATAAGTTTCATCCTTAATAAAACATTTAACTCCCGTATCCTTGTATCCATTTTTCTTTTTGAGAAAATAGACATTGTAGTAGGGGTCACTACAACATTGTTCTTCGTATATTTTACGCAGTTGATCTTTTCGCTTCTGTGGATAAGGTGCATTCAATATCCAAGTCTCGAAAGAACAGTCCGAGTAAGGTGATAGTGGAGTAAGATTTCGCTTACACCATCGAAGAGTAAACCTTTTGATTTTTCTAAGTTTGACTTTAATCGGATAAGGCGGACGGAACCCAAGCCTTTTTCCTAATCCCCCGAGTGATGTCAATGGGTTAGTCGTGTCGACGTGAGGCAAAGCGTAGCCAGCGTCAACTCCCAAAGAAACCCCGACAACCGGTCGGTAAGTAGGTACATCATCAATCTCTTTCGGTATCACTTGTACATCATCGCGCAAATCGCCTAAGTGTGCAAGTTTTACTTCATTGATGCGGTATCCAAAGGCGAAACGCCTTATATTACTGCGGGGGCTCTGTGAAAAGGTAATGACTCCACTTTCTGTTGGTTACTTTTAAAATAAGCCCAAACCAAAAAGCTAGTCATGTAAATAGGATCTGATTTCAAATGACGATTTAACCAAATAGTCCCGATCTTCTTAAGAGCGGTTTTAATCTTTTCACTAGCAACAGCATCACTAGAAGTAAAATCAGTATTCATAAATTCTTTTGCTTGATCAAAAGCTTCAAGTGATACAACGATATTCTCACGATCAAATTCCTGAAGCCAACCTGGAACAAAGTCTCCTAATGAGACAATAATAAACGCTAAACACCGAGCAATTAAATTCGTAACAGCACCAGTGTTTTTATAATTAGCAGTGTAGGAAATATGCAATCTCCGACTGTAGGTAAATTTAGCATATATTGCATCTTTATGTCGCAATTCAGAACGAATTTGACTATCAGTACGCAAATCAGTCATGTCAGCACGCAAACTGCCTTTAAAAGTGTAAGTATTCTTCCACCTCACCATCAAGAACACCAGCTTCAATATCTCATAAACAAAGCAGTAAATATTATAAGAAAAACTAATTATAAAAACCGTCGAGGATAAAACAAACACTCCGGTAACAAATGAAAAGAAACTCCAACCCAAAACTAGAGGACCGAGAAACGCTATTCCCCATCCAACAAAAAGTGGAAGAGAAATACAGAAAACACACATCCAACAAACAACAAGACACAACAACATACAGATAAACCTCCACGAGAACATTTTTCGTCCAGCATTAACGGACGCCCAAATATCAGGGTATTCTATGGGGGAAGTGAAAGTGTAGCTCAAAGCAGATTCTTCATCAGGATCAGTAATAGTATCAGGAGCAGGAACCATTTCAAAAAGATCAGGATTAATAGAATCTTCAGCTTCATCATACAACTCAGGGATCTCTTCTTCAGTGTCACTATATAATATAGGCATCTCATCAGACAAATAAGGATCAATGACACTATTGTCCAAAGCAAAATCCGACAAATTAATGTCGTCAAAATCACCCGAGAAACTATCTTTTTCTTCTTCAGAAGGAACAAGAATCTCCTCTTCAACATTAGACGCTTCATTATCTCTCTCTTCCAACATCTCTTCAAGTTCTGCAACCCCAGGAACAGGTTCAGTAACATTCTTAAAGAATGAGAAAAATTTCTCTTTCGAGAAACTCAAAGAGCCCAATGTTGGCATTGGGGGAAGTTTATCAGTAAACTTAGGAGGAATGAAATTAATATTTTCCAATCCAGAAAAACGCCACTGCTTAGCATGCATTTGTTTGAGGTCATCATCTTTTTCCTTCGCCTCATCCTTCTTATCCTTCATAGCTTCCTTAAGATTAGCATTTTCCTCAATCAAAGCATCCATCATTGCATTATTCTTATCTTCAGCATCCTGATAAGATTTATCCAATAAAGAACTCGACTTAGAACCACGAGTTCCTTCACCTTTCTGTTTCTTCGATTTAGTACGGTTGAAACAGCGACTTGCACTATGGCCCAATTTGCCACACTCCTTACAGGGATTTAATTTGAAACAATTTTCACGCGTGTGGTAACGCTTACCACAGTGATCACAAGAATCGCTCAAAGAATTTCTTGAGTTTTTAGATACGGTTTCAGAACTCGTCGTCTCTTGAATCGAAGACGTGGAACGCCCTGATCCCGAATCACTTTGGTTGAGGCTCGAGCTCGTAGTAGTAGTCCAATTTTCTCCATCATCATATTCCTCTTGAGAATTCGGCCTCCGTTCATAACACATACAGTGTCTCATTGGATATTCACACACTAAACAAATACCCTCCAACAAATCATTTCCTTCAACAGACATGTCATTTTCAATTTTGATATTATTTTCAATCAATTCAAATTCGTTAATATTTTGAGACATGTTTGTT